AAGCAATATGCGACGTTCGTCGACCTGCTGAGCGAAGGCGAGATCGAAGGCTTCCCGTCGGCCGCAGCCTATACGCGCGGCACTGATGACTACAACCGGGCATTGCTTAAGGATGTATTCCTGAACGGCACGCAGATCCTGCGGCAGGGTGCTGATGCGACCAATCCGCAATCTGCCGACTACAACTTCCAGAACGTCACGCTGCAGGCTCGCTACGGCACACAGGCGCAGACCTACATCCCCGGCTTCTCCGATATTGAGCGAGAAAGCAGTGTTCAGGTGAAGGTCGAGCAGGCCACACCGATCACGCGCACCATCACCGACACTACGGTCGACGCTGTTCGAGTCACCATCACGGTGCCGCGGCTTGAGCAATACACCGATGAGGGTGATGTAAAGGGCACCAGCATCAACCTGCAGATCCGAGTGCAATACAACGGTGGCGGTTACACCACCGTGATCGACGACACGATCGCAGGCCGATCTGCAGATCAATATCAGAAGGACTACAAGGTGAGCTTCACCGGGGCGTTCCCGATTGATGTGCGGGTGGTGCGCATCACGGCCGACAGCCTCGACACAAACCTGCTCAACGACTTCTACTGGTCGAGCTACACCGAGATCACTGAGCAGAAACTGAAATATCCCAACAGCGCCCTGGTCGCGATGCGCTTGGATGCTGAGCAGTTCAGCAGCATCCCTAGCCGCACCTATCGCGTCCGCGGGATGAAGGTGCAGATCCCGAGCAACGGGACTGTGGATCAGACCACCGGCGCCATCAGCTACGCCGGCGCATGGGATGGCACCTTCGGCGCTGCGGTTTGGACTTCAGATCCAGCTTGGATCCTCTACGCGCTGCTCACGAACACCCGCTGGGGACTGGGCGATCACATCACCGCCAGCCAGCTTGATAAGTTCGCATTTTATTCCGCCAGCCAGTACGCATCCAGCAGCGTCGACGATGGCTTCGGTGGCACCGAGCCACGCTTCTCCTGCAATGCCCTGATCCAGAACCAGGAGGAGGCTTACAAACTGATCAACGATCTGTGTTCCGTGATGCGGGTGATGCCGTACTGGAGCACCGGCAGCCTGACCATCAGCCAGGACAAGCCGACCGATGCCAGCTACCTATTCACGCTGGCCAATGTCAGTGCTGATGGCTTCACCTACACCGGCTCGGACCTGAAGACCAGGCACACGGTCGCGATCATCAGCTACCTCGATCTCGAGACGCAGGACATTGCCTACGAGGTGGTGGAGGACAAGGAAGCCATCGCGAAGTATGGCGTGATCACCACCAACATCAAAGCCTTTGCCTGCACCAGTCGCGGCCAAGCTGCCCGCCTCGGTGAGTGGCTGCTCTATACCGAGCAGTACGAAACCGAGGTGGTCTCCTTCAAGACTTCCGTGGATGCCGGTGTGCTGGTGCGGCCAGGCCAAGTGATCGAGATCGCTGATCCGGTGAAGTCTGGCGTGCGCCGCGGTGGCCGGATCGCAGCAGCCACCACCACCGTGATCACGGTCGACGACACCGCCGAAACCGATTTGGTCACCACCGGCAGCGCGACCCTATCGGTGATCCTGCCTGATGGCACCGTCGAGACCAAGGCGATCAGCAGCATCGCTGGCGCGAACATCACCGTCTCCTCCGCCTTCAGCACTGCACCGAACGCAAACAGCATCTGGGTGCTGAGCAACAGCAACGTCGAGACCAGCACTTGGCGCGTGCTGACGATCAGCGAGATCGATCGCGTTCAGTACGAAGTCACCGCGATCGCGTACAACGCCAGCAAATACAACTACGTCGAGCGCGGCTTCAAGCTGGAAACCCGCGACATCACGCAGCTCAATGAGCCACGCCCTGCACCGACCAACCTATCGGCATCGGAGACGATCTACGAAAGCAACGGTCAGGTGCGCGTGAAGCTCATCGTGAGCTGGAGCGCAGTGGTCGGTGTCTCTGAGTATCGAGTGCAATGGCGTCCGGTGGATGGCAACTGGACAACGGTCAGTGTGCCGCGCACTGATTACGAGGTCCTCGACACCACTGCGCAGACCTACGAGATCCGGGTCTATAGCCTCAACGGTGCGCGGGCGCCCAGCATCTCGCCTGCATCGCTGAGCTTCGCAGCGGTCGGCAAGACGGCAGTGCCGGGCAATGTGCAGAACCTCACCTTCGAGGCGATCAGCGCCAACTCCGGCCGCCTGCGGTGGAATCCGACCGTTGATCTCGACGTGAAGATCGGTGGTCGGGTCCACATCCGCCACAGCAACCTGATCGATGGCACCGCCACCTGGGCGAACAGCGTCGACTTGGTGGAGGCCAAGGCCGGTAGTGCCACCGAGGCGATCATCCCGCTGGTGGAAGGCGAGGTGTTGGTCAAGTTCGAGGATGATGGCGGCCGCCAGTCAGCAACCGAGACCAGCGTGATCGTGGACCTGCCCGACACGCTGGGCAATCTGCTGGTGCAGTCACGCCGCGAAGATGCCGATGTGCCGCCATTCCAAGGCAGCAAGACCACGGTGTTCTACAGCGAGGAGTATGACGCTCTGACGCTGGATGGCACAGGCACGATCGACAGCATCACCGACTTCGATGCGATCACATCGTTCGACATTCTTGGCGATGTGGCCAGCAGCGGCACCTATCAGTTCAACAGCACGCTTGACCTTGGTTCTGCCTACAGCCTTGACCTGAAGCGGTTCTTCGTCACTCGTGCCTACTTCCCATCGGATCTGATCGATAGCCGCACCGGAGAGGTTGATAGCTGGGATGACTGGGATGGCACTGCAGCGGCTGGCGTCAATGCCAAGCTCTACCTGCGCAGCACCAGCGACGACCCCAGCGGTACGCCCACATGGTCGAGTTGGCAGGAGTTCGTGAACGGAACCTTCAAGGGGCGCGGCTTCCAGTTCAAGAGCGAGCTAACTAGCAACGACATCGCTCAGAACATCCTGATCGATGAGCTGGGCTACGAGGCCACCTTCCAGCGGCGGCAGGAGCAGAGCGTGGGCAGCATCGCGAGCGGGGCTGGTGCCAAGACGGTCACGTTCGACAAGCCGTTCTTCACTGGCACCGCTGCGCTGGGCGGCGTCAACAGCAGCCTGCCGAGCGTAGGCATAACTGCTCAGAACATGGCCACCGGCGACTACTTCGTGGTGACTGGCGTCAGCGGCACCGGCTTCACGGTCACATTCAGAAACAGCGCTGACACCGCAGTCGACAGGAACTTCGCATGGTCCGCTGTCGGATATGGCAAGGCGGCCTAAATCCTGCAAGAATCTAGGCATTGCCTGAAAGTCTGATGGCTCAGCACGACTATGTGATCGCTAACGGTACTGGCGCTGCCGTCCGTTCCGATATCAACAATGGCCTCGCAGCAATCGTTACCAACAACAGCGGTGCGAGTGCTCCATCGACCACCTATGCCTATCAGTGGTGGGCGGACACCAGCACCAACCTGCTGAAGCTGCGCAATGGTGCCAACAGCTCCTTCATCACAGTTGGCGATCTGACGGCTGCCAACCTCGGCCTCGCGGCGCTTGCCAGCCCGACCTTCACCGGCACCGTCACGATCCCGACCGCAACGATCTCTACCGGCGTTGGCATCCCGCTGGGCAGTGCAGCCAGCCCGGCCATCTACTTCACCGGCGACACCAACACCGGCATCTACAGTCCCGGCGCTGACCAGTTTGCAATCACGACCGGCGGATCTGGTCGCGTATTTGTTGACTCCAGTGGGCGGGTAGGTCTGGGGACTAGTAGCGTTAACACAAAACTAGAAATTGCTGGCAGCAATGATGCGGTAACTGAGAACAACACGCTTCGTTTTACGGATACAGATGTAAGCACTGAAGCAAATCAACAAATAGGCAAGATTGAATTTTATTCAAGCGACGCTTCTACTCCCGGAGCCGGTGTTAAGGCGTACATTGGCGCATTTGCTGCGGATACGACTCCAGACGCATACTTAGCATTTGCTACTCAAGATGGCAGCGTTGTTAGCACTCCGGTTGAACGACTTCGGATTACTTCGGAAGGGAGAGTAGGGATTGGCACTCAGACGCCTAGCAAAATATTAGAAGTTGCCGTTGGTTCCACTGGCGCACTTCGAATCTCCGGAGCAAGTGAAGGTGATTTTTCTATCGACGCATCCGGAAATGTTGTTTATGACGCAGGGATCGGTGATGGCCACATATTTCGCACTAATGGAGGCACAGAACGCGCCCGCATCGACAGCTCCGGCAGGCTCTTAGTTGGCACGTCTTCGACTACTCAGGCTTGCACAATTCAGGCTCAAGGAAATAGCTCTATCGGTACAACAGGGCAGGGAATTCTTAAGCTCTCTCGTGGTGAGTCTTCTCCCGCCAATGGTTCTGCATTAGGGGAAGTTCGTTTTACCGATAGCGGACATATAACAGCAGCAAGCATTGAAAGTTACCGAGACGGTGGAACATGGACATCTGGATCTAGCCAGCCGACGAGGTTAGTGTTCTCCACTACCGCCGATGGAGCGTCTTCTCCCACGGAGCAAATGAGGATTACCAGTGGCGGGCTGGTACTCATTGGTGCTACAAGTTTTCCAGGAGTTGGTACATCCACTACAGGAGTGGGCTTTGGCACCAGTGGTTCTATTAGCGCGCACCGCACTGCAGCGACTACTTGTTACTTCGGAAGAAGCAATGATGGAGAAGTTGTTGCTCTTTATTCAGGCACATCTCAACGTGGTTACATTTCTATCTCTGGTGCCACCACCACCTATGGCTCTGTTTCCGATTACCGCTTAAAAGAAAATATTGCACCGATTAGCAATGCTGCGGACAAAGTATCAAGCCTAAAACCAAGCAGATTTAACTTTGTCGAATTTCCAGAGCAAACTGTTGATGGTTTTATTGCTCATGAAGTCCAGGACATTGTCCCTGAAGCAGTTACTGGAGCCAAAGATCAAATAGATGCTGACGGCAACCCCGTCTACCAAGGCATCGACCAGTCCAAGCTGGTGCCGCTGCTGACCGCTGCGCTGCAGGAAGCTTTAGCTGAGATCGAAAGCCTGAAGGCTCGTGTTACCGCTCTAGAGCCATAAGTCCTACTCACATCTCACCTTGGCAAGATGACGCGCCCCTTCTCCGAACTCACTAAGGACTTCGATCCTGAGCGCCGGGAGCGCATTGAACAGCGCAAGGCGCAGATCCGGCAGTGCCTTCACTTGCCATCTCACCTAAACTTCACCCACGGCTCGCATCACCATGCCCAGCGCTACCCCTAGCACCACCTTCACTTGGCGGATCGCCAACCTCGAAAGAGAGACCGCCGATGGATTCGTTCTGACGGCACACTGGACGCTCTCGGCTGAAGACGGCACCTACGCCAGCTCGGCCTATGGGTCCGTCGGCTTTGAGCGCCCCGACAAACTGATCCCTTTTGCGGATCTCACCGAGGAGATGGTGATCGGCTGGGTGAAGGACAACTTCGGCGCTGAGAAGGTGACCGAGATCGAGGGCGCCCTGCAGCACCAGCTTGATGAACAGCGGCATCCGACGCAGGCCGCTGGTGTGCCATGGCAGTGAAGTCGAAGACCGGCACCGCTCGGATCGACCACCAGCCCGGTCCACCAAAGACCACACGCCAAGGGTATGGACAGCAGTCCCGCCCACGGCGCCGCGGCCGCAAGCCACTGCGGGGGCAAGGCCGCTAATGGATCGCGATACGCTCGAAAACTGGCGCAAGATTCGCGACCACCTCGAGCGTGTCGGGAAGACGGACAATCATTACTATCGCCGTGCGGTGGTCATCCTGCAGGGAAGGCCGGACCCATTCGATCGCTACGATGCATGGGATGGAAGTCGCCACAGCGATGGCTGAAGAACCACAGAGCGTAGGTGGCGTCTTCTCCGCCTCGCTGCCCACCGTCTTGGCTACTGGCATGATCGCCATCGGTGGTCTGCTGATCTCAATGCAGATCCAGTCCGCACGGATTGAGGCCACTGTGGTGCAGATGGCCAAATCGATCGAAGAGCTAAAGATCGACGCACGCAACGAACTGTCCGACCTAGATAAGCGCGTGCGCGCACTGGAGCTTCAGCAGTAACTTAGGGATTCAGGCACTGCTGTTATGTCCCCTGAAACCATTGCGATCATCGCGATCATCGTGGCCGCTGGCTCCGAGATCATCGCTGTCTCCCCGCTGAAGTCCAATAGCTGGATCCAGCTCCTCCTTCAAGCGCTGCGTGTTCTGTTCCCTAAGCGCCGCTGATTATGGCCAACACGGCGCCGATCACACTGCAGGCTTTGTTCCGGTACTACAAGGGACTCCCCCATCAGGCCGCGGCGATCAGCTTGCTCGAGCAGGACCTTGCGGCCAATGGCTACCAGCAGGCGATGCGGCGTGATCGGCCGTGGTTCGAGGCTTGGTCGCAAGATGGCAAGCAGGTCGATCTATCGGCTGGCATCAACCTGATCAAGCAGTTCGAGGGTGTGCATCTCTCCGCCTACCCGGATCCGCTCAGCGGTGGCGATCCATGGACGATCGGCTATGGCACCACCCGCTATAGCGGTGGTGTGCCGGTAAAGCGTGGCGACAAGATCACCATGATCGAGGCTGACATGATGCTGCGGCTTGAGGTGGATCGCATCGCCGACAAGTTGGCCAGCACCATTCCGCACTGGAAGGTGATGGACGACAACCAGCGATCGGCGCTGGTGAGCTTCGCCTACAACCTCGGTGCTGGCTTCTACGGCACACCCGGATTCGAGACGATCAGCAAGGTGCTGCGCGAGCAGGCATGGGATCAAGTGCCGAAGGCCATGGAGTTGTACAGGAACCCTGGCAGCAATGTCGAGGCAGGCCTGCTTCGCCGCCGCAAAGCAGAAGGCGAGCTGTGGGGTGACCATCGGCCGAAGGTGCAACAGGAACCTGCCAGGCTGACGCCCGACTCATCGTTCAGCGCACGGATCACCCCGCACATCCGCCTGGGTGAGTTCGCGCTCGATCAGGAGGCGCGGCGATTCCGGCATCAGTATCAGGTAAACACTGCAGCGGAGCTGGCGGCGTTCCTCGAACGGGTGCGGCAACGGTTTGGCGGCAAGAGCATCATCCTCACCAGCGGCTATAGGCCGGCAGCGATCAATGCGTCGGTGGGCGGTGCCACCAACAGCGAGCACCTCTACTCAGCACCTGGCGTTGGTGCAGTCGACTTCGTGATCGATGGCGCCGATATGAAAGCTGTCGAGAAGTGGTGCGATGAGAACTGGCCGTACAGCCTCGGCTACGCTGCACCGGCCTTCATCCATCTTGGCCGCCGCGCTGATGGCAAGCGCCGCCGCTGGGATTACGCCTGATGCTCCTACCTGATCATGAGATCTGCCGCCTGTGCAAGCAGGAGGCGATGGTCACGCCGTACATCGACGAACACCTGAACCCAGCCAGTTTGGACGTGACGCTGGGCGATCGGATCATGATCGAGGTGGCAGGCCATCCTGAGCTGCAGATCCTTGGCATCACCGGCCACACGCAGGAGGATCCGTTCTGGATTCAGCCGGGCGAGTGGTTCCTAGCGGAGACCAGGGAGATCTTTAACCTGCCCGATCACGTCGGTGCGCAGTTTGTTCTCAAGTCGAGTCGCGCACGCGAAGGCTGGGATCATGCTGAGGCCGGATGGTGTGATCCGGGCTGGTATGGCAGCCGCCTCACCATGGAGCTGAAGAACGGCCGCCGGATGCATCCACTGCCGATTTGGCCTGGCCTGCGGATCGGCCAAATGAAGTTCCTGCTGGTGAGCGGTCGCCCAGACCGGAGCTATGCCGCCACAGGCCGCTACAACGCCGATCTCGGCGTCACGGGCAGCAAGGGCTAGCGCGCCATCGGATGCTGCAGCGGCGCCATCCGCAGCCGATGGATGATGCCAGGCGCTTCGGCAGGATCATCCAGCGGGATCATCGTGTAGTCATCACAGCCGTGCTGCTCCGCGAAGGTGGTGGCAGCGATGTGGGTGGTGAACGGTCCGATATGCCACGGACCGATGCGGAGGATGTAGGTCATGGGAGGAGGTTAGGGGCGCCGAAGCGCCCCCGGTGGGGTCAGGCCATCATGGCCTCAATAGTGAAGGCCAGGTCGGGGTCACGGTTGCAGGCTTCATCCAGAGCAGCATCGAAGCAGGCGTTGAACACTTCCTCGGCGATCAGTTGATGGATCAGCTCAAGCAGGTCGGCGGTGGCGAGGGTGGTCAGCTTGGCGGTGAAGGTGGAGAGCATTGGTCCGGTGCGTTGATGTGTGAACTGTACCCCGCCGACAGGGCACAGTGCCCCGGATGCAGGGCACGTTAACGAACTGTCACATCTGCCGATCCCGTCTCACCCGCTACCGTTTAACCAGCCGGGGCTGCCGCCCATGCGGGCGTACATCGTGGAGATCACCGCCAAGGTGCTGGTGCGCTCCGAAACCGATCCCGAGGAGCTGCCGGCTGACATTTACTCCCAAATCGCTGAGTTCGTCCACAACGAGGAAGATCTCCTAGAGCTGGGCATCGAGCTGTTCACCCTCCCCGTAGACCTGTGTGGATCAGCACCACATTGACGAAACCCGGCTGGTCACCCGTCGATCGGCGCGTGATCAGATCCACCTCCGCTGGGGATATAGGTGCGCCTATTGCAACGATCCCCTCGGCCGTAGCCCCACCCTCGATCACGTCATCCCTAAGGTCCACGGCGGCCTAACCGTGCGCGAGAACTTGGTCTCCTGCTGCCTGATGTGCAACAGCCAGAAAGGTCACAAGCCATGGGTGGACTGGTATCGCGCTCAGCCGTTCTGGTCGGCGCTCGGCGAGTGGGCGATCGTCCAGTGGATCACCAACCACTCAGAACATCGTCAACCAGATAGTGGCGAGCAACATGCCGCCTAGCCAGGTGAGGCCGAAAATCACCACCGGCGGGATCTTCATGGCCGCAGCATCTGATTGAGGTAGATCTCTGCCTGAAACCAGTCCGAGCTATACCGGCATACGCCACCGACGCAGCTTCGGTAATACACCTCACCCTTCACAGGCATCAGCACCTCGATGTAGCCGCCGTCTCGATCAGTCCGGCTGATCACTTCAGGTCCGAACATTGCCGTGCCTCCTCACGATGAATCCATGTTTTTAGGTCCGCCACATAGTCGCGCAGCACCTGCGCCTGCTGGAGGTGCCATCCATCGCCGGAGTCAAACCAGAGCCGGTTATGCCGGTCGATTGCCTGCAGCGATTGATGGATGAGCACATTCCACGGCTCACGGATAGGCGTGTTGAACTCACGCTTTGACACGGCGACCTGGCGGCCTCTATCAGTCTGCCGCCGGCAATGCCCGCTGGAAGAAGTCGCAACTCACCGCGTAGCGCCCGCCACTTCGCTTGCTCTCCGGCAGCAACAAATCGCAACGCTGGGTGCTCATCTCCCACTGGATGCAGTCCCAGCACATCACGCTGGCCGTCTCCGGTCTGATGCTGGCCACTGCCGCCTGGAAGACAGCCTCAGCGCGCAGCAGCGCATCCGGCAGGTGAACAGTGCCGGTATCAACCTCGACCTGATGCTCAGCCTTTGGACCGAGCATCACGCGCGCGTGCCAGCTCCGATCAGTGCGGTCGCACACCAGCAATAATCGGCCGGCGTGCAACCTGATCATTCATCCTCTCCATAGCTTGGCTGGTGATACAACCGCTCGAGCTGCATCGACAGCGGCTCATCGGTCTGCGTAATGTCGATGGGATCGGTCTGATCCCGCACCACGAAGACCATCCGAGAACCGTGGCGCTTGACCACCAGGAGGCCAATGCGCTGGCTGCGGCAAAGGATCCGCAGAGCTTGCCGCTCTAGCCAGTTCAGGCGGAGATGTTCGAGCATGACTCCATCTTGGCAATGAGTCGATTCAGATACCACTCCGCTTTGCGGGCATCCTCGAGCGCGTCGCCCTTGAGCCACATGCGAATCATGTACTTGAGCGCCTGCCCCTGGAGATATGCCGGGACCATGTGCGGCGCATCGCTGATCACCGACTCAATGAAGTCGATGGCCTCGATGGTGCCCGCCTGATAGTGCGGGGGGTGGTTCACGAGGTCGCCTGCTGTTCTGCGTTCTTCCATTTCTTGCGGGTGATGATGTCGTAGACGTGGGTGCTGGTGATGCCGTAAATCACCGCCAGCTGTTTGATTGTCCAGCCGCTGGCGTACAGCTTGCGGATGTCGATGGCGTTTTGCGGCGTCAATACAGCGTTACCGGGCACATGGCCTGGCTTGAAGCTGGTGCTGGTCGGCGCCTTCACCGCCACTTCTCCCCCATCAGTACTTGGCGGCACACCTCGATGGCCTGCTGCGCCTGCTTCTGCGTCATCACCGATTCGGTTTCATCCATCGCCTTCACCACTCGGTCGAGCAGTGTGGCGTAGTCCGTGTCACGGAAGTTTGCGGCGATGTCGAGCGCAAACTCCTCCCACAGGCCGGTGAGGGTGCCACGCAGTGGATGGCCATACGGCAACTCCTGACGGCCGCTGCGTTGATACAGCGCCTCCATCATGTCGGCGCGTTGCTGGTCGAGTTGGACGCGGTTCATGGTTGCATCAAAGCTTGCAGGATGTTCAGCAGCTCCTCGCGGCGCGCGGAGATGTGCTGGTGGCTGGGCATGTTGACCAGCTGATCGAGGCGAGCGCGCAGCAGGCCAGCAAACCGCTGCCGCTCCTCTTGCTGCCCGGCGTGGAACATGCCGGAATCACTGATCAGGGCTTCCAGTTTGGCGCGGATGTGATCCATCAGGCGACCTCCAGCTCGGCGGCAATGGCGAACAGCGCGTCACGGGTCCAGTTGATGCCGATGCTGTGTGCTGCATCGGGTTCTATTCGCCCTTCCCATTGGGCGGCTAATACCTGATCCGCAGCAGCTCGCAGGGCGGCGGCGGCAATCCAGCGAGATTCGTTGAGGCAATCATCTGGACCGTAGGAATTGACATTGTTGGCAGCATCCAGCACTGCCTGCGCGGCGGGGGATAGGTCAGTCATCGAGCAGCCCTCCGTCAACGAGGGCGTCGCACCACTCTCCAAATGGCGCTTCGATCTGAGTCATGATTTTGTTGTCGATGGTTTCGGGCTTGCGAATCATGGCAATGGCCAAGCCAAGAGCATTGCCCAGGCGGTTCTCAAGGGTGTCCAATGGCACGGGCTTGTAATCAGTCATTGCCCGGCCTCCCGCTCAAGCACGGTCGCTGCCACCAGGTCGCCGTCATGCTGCCCCCGCAACCACACCGCCACCTCGCGGATCGCGGCGCGGGCCATGTCGGCGTAAACCACGTCGGCTGCAATCGCCTCAGGGGACGGCCAGTAGTGCTTTTCATCCTCCAACTCAATCACCGCCTTTACCCGCTCCACCAGCGCCAGCGACCTCCCAATTTGGGAGAAATTAGGAGTTGGCTTGGAGTCGGGTGCTAGCAGATCCCTGACCTGTTGCGCCTGCTCGGGCGTCAATTGCAGCGGCTCATTGATCTCGTAGACCTTTGAGGCTGGGCGCTTGGCCGCCTCCAGCGCATCGACCCGGCTCGCCAAGGCCAAGATGTTGGCACTGGTTTCGATGATGTGCTTCTGTGCAGCATCCTCCAGCACCTCGACCCTGGCGCGAAGTTCAAGAATTGCAGAGCAATCAGAGCTGCCAACTACATCGGCGCATCGCTGAACTTGATTCCACTGATCAGGCGTTGCTTTGTAATCAGTCATCACCCCACCTCCACCACGGCACCAGGCC